TGCCATTGGTCCATTCCAGCGGAATGAAGCCGACGGACATGGATCGGATGAAGCCGCCCTTGACCATCTTGTAGGCCAGGTTGCCGAGCGGATTCTCCACCGCGAACAAAACGCGCGCGCCGAGCCGGCCGCCGGCCACCTGCTGGTCCGCCGGGAGAATGTCCCGGCCCAGCACTTTGCTGATGGACGAATAATCGTGGCAGTCTGGCACCACCGGGTTGGCCATAAAATTCTGGAGCTGCCAGCCGTCCTGCTTGATGCACTCGTTGTAGCGGTCCACGGTATCATCGCTGGCCACCATATCCATCACCGGATCGGTGCCGGGAAAATCCTTCCAGGTGCAATGCAGTCCGCCGCGGATGCCCTGGCGGCCGTCCCGGAGGGTCACCAGCCGTCCGGAGAACTCTTTCTCTAAGTTTGCTTCGTTCCATTTCATAGGTTTTGATTTTGGTCACCAGGGGTTGTTTTTGGCCATTGCAACGCCTTGGACCCGCCTTGCAACGACGATTTATTTGCGGATGGGGAATCCGGCACGGGGCGATCCTGGGGGCGCAAATCGAATCGCAGGCGCTTTCTCATTTCTTCGCCTCCTTGCCGGCTTTCGCCTCGCAAAATTCCTGCCAGGTCAAAAACTTCACGGGCTTGGCGCCCTTGCCTGGTTCTATGGCGTAGCCGCAGCAATGGCAGTTGATCGTCTCGCTGGGATCGCCGGCGGGATCACCGGGGTAGTCGCAGCCGTTCGGCCAGGTGTCGTCAATGGGTATGCCGCCGTCCTTGGTCGAGATGGCTTCATTGGCGTAATGCGTGGCTCGCGTGGTCTCCAGATGCGCCGTGAGCCAGCCCTTGTTCTCGATGCCCGCTTGGGTCATCGCCATTTGACGGCCGCCGTTCACCGCTCCGTTGGTCTCCGTCATCGCAATCGTCGTGGCTCGCGCCTTGCCGGCGGCGGAATAAACATCATTCACCCGGTCGCGTAATTGGGAAATCGAATCGCCGGCGCTCAGCCCGTCGCTGAGCGTGGCCTTGAGCGCATCCCATGTCGTCTCGTTGATCGAGTCAATCGCCTTCTTGCGTTTGGCCAGATATTCCAGCGCCTCGGTCGGAGGCAGATCGAAATCCACGCCGGCGCTGATTTCCTGCATGATCTGCGCGCCGCCAAATTCCAGGTCCGTGCGGATGGAGGGATCGAGCTTCTGGTGGAGATAGAGGTTCTCCATCATTCTGTCCCAGAGATCGTCTATTGATTTCTTGCGCGTGTCCTGCGCGGAAAGGACGCTCTGATTCACCTTGGCCAGCTTGGCGAGCACGCGCCCGCGCTGCTCAAAGAAAAACTTCCGCATCCGGCCGGCCTTGGCTTTTTCGGCGCCGGCGATGCTCTGCTCGTAGCCGTGCGGTGGATTGCGCACGACAGGCCTAGCGCGTATCGCCAGCGTCTCGGAAAACGATAGCAACAATCTCTCTGCTCTCACCAGCGGATTGCGTGCCGCGGCCTGCTCAGGGTTCTGCGGCTCGTTGGGATCGGTGTTCTCGTCGCCCGTCTCCGGATTGTTCGGATTGTTCGGGTCCTGCCCTGGCTCCGTCTGCCCCTTCTCTTCCCCAGCCACTTGCAAATTGAATGGCAGATAGCCTTCGTCGCCCCAAGGATATTTCTTGAAGCCCAGGTCATAGACCTGGTTGATGTCATTCAGCGGTACGCCCAGCCCAAAAGCCGCCGTCGCGGCCGTCAACCGGTCCCGCCGCGCCTCCTGCATGATCGGCAAACTGTCAATGTCGAACCAAAGTTCAAACGCCGGATCGAACCGCTTCGCCAGCGGACTAAACGACGCCTCCAACTGCCGGCATTTATTCGTGACGGTGTTCTCGATGAACACGCGCCTGTCCTGCGACTGGCTCCCGCCGCTGGTCGAACCCTGGCCCCCCTTGCTCGCGCCCTGGCTCTCGATGCCCGCCAGGCTCGGCGGCACTTTCCACACCGCAAAGATTTCTTCGCGTGAAAATTTACGACTGGAAAGGAACTCCATATCCACGTTTGAAATCGTGGGCTTCTCGATCTTCACGCCGCTGGACAGGAAGAGCGGCCGGTCCGGCGTGCCGGCTTTGCGCTTGCGCTCGCGCAGCGCGGCCATGAATTGTTCCCGTTGCTCCTGCGTGAGGTTTTGCTCCGTTGTGGCGATGACGCCCGTGTCGGCATTGTTCATCATCAGCCCCTTCATAAACTGGCTCGCGGCGTAATCGCTCATGGCCGGCAGCATCGCCAGGAAGAGCGGCGACATCCCGCGCCAGTACAGATAGGGGTTGTACGTCCGATAATGGATCACCTCACTGGGCAAGAGCATCTCGCTGGGCAATGGAGTCAGCAAAGGCGACCCGGTGTAACGCCACGCCTCCAGCTCGTAGCCCACGACCACGTGCCAGAACAATCCCGGCTCCAGTGTCAGCAGCCGTTTGACTTTTCCCCCGCGCGCGGCCAGGTCCACCGGCTGATCCATGCCGTCCAGCGGCACCACAAAAAATTCACCGCGCAAACAGCACCACGAAATCACGCTCTCCCAGAACAGCGCCCGCGTCATTGTCGGGTGCGGATTGTTGAACAGGTCCACCACCTCGCCGCTCTCCACGATATTTTCTCCCAGCACACTCTTGCGCCGGAAGTCAAACGCCCCGCCGCACTCCTTGCGCCAGTCCCGCGGAAACAGCTTCGCCGCCTTCTGCGGAATCTTTGAAACGCGCATCGGGATTTGCGCCACGTTTTCAGCCAGGCACGAAATGGCCACATAGACCCACGTTGACTGCGAATACGGCGATCCCAGCTTCGCCCCCTCACGTTCGATGATGTCGTCGCCGCGAAGCCACGAGAGCACGTCCGGCGAAAATTCCCTCCGTGCCGAATCCAGCCCCTGCATGATCTCGCTAAACGACCGATTGGTCGTGGCCGGGTCCTCAATATTTGTGCCGGCGATTTTCATCCTACAATTGCCCAGACCTCATTTTGATTGTTCCCCAAGGCGAACTCGGCCTGCTTGCCCGAATCAAACGTGTCCCCGTGGCGGCCTTCGTTATCCACCGGGCATTCGTACTTGCCGTTATTCTTGATCGGCAGCCGATGGTCCTGCTTCACGTAGTCATCTGGCGGCATCACCGTGCGGCCTTCGTTGACGGCCGCGCAGTAAAGGTCACCTTGATAAGTTTTATAGTTGATCGAGTCCTGGTATCCTATTGGGATCGGCTCGACGGACGACCCGCCCAGCACGAGCTGCACGGGAATGTACTGCGTGAGATCATCTTTGGTCTCTTCGGCGGCCAGGCGTTCGTTGCTGGCGTCAATGCAGAGCCGGCGCGCCGGGCCTCCCTCCTTGCGCTCACGCACCGTGCGCACCACGCGTTGCAGGTAGTCGCTCATCACCGCCCGTTTCCTGCTCTTGAACACGATGATCGCGCGCTGAAACCGCTCCCCGCCCACGTTCTCCGTTACCGTGATGCTGCTGGGGTTGCTCTTCTCGGCCGTTGTGCTCGCCACGTCGAAGCCGATCCCCACCGGACCGGTCCTCAATGTCGAGCGAAGCAAATCAAGCGCGAGCCGGAATTCGCTCTCGGTTTCAACATAGGTGAAGTTGCATTGGCCAATCCCGCGGCGCTGTGCCGACAACAGCGCGATCAAGTCAATCACCGCCGCGCCGCCGCTTTTATGGTTGAGCGCGTAAGTTTCATCCCAACCGGACTTAAACTGGGGAAACTTCTGGCACTGCTCATAAGTCATCGCCGCGCCGGCATCGTCGTAGAGCTTGTGTCCGGCCGCATACGCATCCTTGAGCGCCACGCGGTGCACCAGGATTCCCTGCTGGCCGATATAGAGATGGCCCTGTGGGTTCGCGGGAAACTGTTCATCCTCTGTCGCCGCCCGGACCTCTCGCGGCATCGTCATCTCGAAATAGGGATGGCGATCATTGCCGGACAAATTGGAGGCGTAGATGATCTTCAAGTCCGGCGTGTCGCGCATCATGGGATCGGTGGCGATCCGAAGCTCGGTCTCAAAATTCGGGTTGGTGAATCCGGCCTCGTCACGCAGCACCGTCGCCCGCCAGCTCCGCGCCGTGGCCGGATTCGGCGCGATCACCTGGAGCCGCGAAAAATGTGTGTGGTCGAAATACAAGCGCAGCTCCATGCGCGAGCTCTGGTAAAGCTCCGCAAAATCTTCCGGCGTCAGACCGTTGAGCAATTTGTCCCTGCCCGAATCCGCCACCTTGAAAACGAGGTTGTTTTCTTCCGCACCGGTTTCGAGCGCCGAGCGCAGCGCGGCCGATTCATTCGCCACGATCATGCCCTGCTCCGCCGCGCTCAAAGTCACACCCACCAATTCCTTGCCCAGCAAGAGCGACGCGCTGGCGGCTATCACCATGCGGCCGGCCGCCTTGCTCATCTCGTCAAACGCGATGTCTCCCAGCGTGGTGGACTTGCGACAGCGCCGCGCCCAATAGAGCGCGATCTGCCGTGTCTCGCGCACAGCCACGAGCGCCACGTCCTGGTAGGGTCTGCGTTCGCGCTTCATGCCTTGGGAATTTTCACCGCGCCGGACTTTTGCAATTCATCCACCGACCGGAAAAGTTCGCGCCGCATCGCCGCAATTTTATCCGCGTTGCTCCGGTCCGACTTGTTGATCTCGTCCGCCTTCTTTCGCACCGCCGCGTCCAGGACCCTCTCGGCGGCCAGGTCTTTATACTTCTCCACCTCCAGCGCGCCCTTGCTGAGCTTGGCCAGGCTGTTGACGATGTGGGCGTAGTTCTCCGGCTTGTCGGCCAGCAACTCCTTGAGGTCGGCGACATCGAAGTCGGTGAGCGCCTCATAGAGCTGGCTGGCGGCCAGGTGCAACGTGGCTTCCTGCAACTTACTGCCCTCATTCTGCCGCACAATCTCCAGGGCGAACTCGCGCTTGGCCGCCATGTCATCCAGCCGGCTTTGCTCGGCCAGCCAATCCTGGTAGCCGCCATCGCGCCAATGCGAGACGTTCAATTCCGTCACGCCATGGATGCCCACCGAGTCCAGATATGCAATGACGCGCTTGGCGGGGAAACCATCACGGATGATTTCGTTCACGTGCTTGCGCACCTCAAAGGGTGCGCGTGCGATCTTGCCTGTGCGTGCGTGGCTCACGCGGCGAGATTTTGTTCGTAGTGGCGCACGCCGGCGGCGTGGATGCGATACATCCCGGCCGTGGTACCCGGCTCGTTGACGCGCACAATGAGGTTTTCATCCGCGAGAAACTCGGCCTCACGCCGGATGTCCGAGGCCGTGTAGTCATACCGTTGCTTGGTCGCGTCTCGGCTGATGCGATCCGGCGTGAGGGCGAGCGGCCGGACGGCGTAAAGCTGGAAGAGAATTTCTTTTCGGATTTCTTCCTCGCGCTTCATGGTTCCTCCTCGTCGCTGTTGGGAACGGTTTTGCAACCCAGTTTGCCGGCGACCAAATAGAGGTTGCGTGAAATGCCGTTTAACTTGCGATGCAAGCCCGATTCCGTGCGCTTGGCTTCGAGCCGGAACTCCTCCAGCTTGGCCTCCAGCTCCTTGTCTCCCTTGACCGCCTCGGCGCGCAGCGCCTCAATGGCCGCGTCGTGGCCGTCCAGCCGGCGCGCCACCTGGGAGTGGAGCTCGTCGCAGAGGGCGGGATTGAACTCGGGCGAGGCCTTGCGGAACGCTGGCGGCGGATCGGTGTCCAACCGCACGCGCTTCAGTCCGAAGGCGGAGTACACCGCGGCGGCGATGAGCAGGATCGCCACCATGATGACGAGCACCCATTTGAGCGTGTCGCCCGGGACGGCCGGCAGATCGGTGGACTGGGCCAGTATGTTCATGTGGGAGGGCGATAGACCGGAGCGTTGGGGAGCGAGGCCGTCCCGGCTGCCGCGCCAGGCGTCGCGCCGGGCGCATCTGGTTTTTCGTTCGTTCCCCAGAACTTGCGCCAGATGTTTAGGACGCCGCCGGCGTTCACGGCGCAGTGATACCCGTGTAACAGCCACGCGCCGGCGAACCCGGCCACGGCCGTCATAGCATTGAACTTATCGGTCCACATAGGTTGGTGTCTGGTTGAAGGAGTGGTTGGTTAAATAGCCGGCGACGAGTATGGCCGCGATGGGCAGCGGCTCGCAAAATTCGTTGAAGCCGGTCCAGGCGCCGGCGAAGAAGAGGCCGGCGATGAAAATGGCGATGAGGAATTTAAGGGCGCGACTGACGCCAGGCAGGCAAAGCGCCAGGAGGACCAGGCCGCCGTCCACCAGGCCGGGCCAGAGGTGGGAGGGACGAATGAGTGCGATGGGCAGAAGCGGTTGGCGCAGAAAAATAATGAGCAAGGCAAAGGTGGCGGCGAGCCAGAAGGTGAAGTAGGCGGCGAAGACACTGCGATAGCTGTTGGTTGCCTGCGGCGCGGCCAGAGGGACGACTTTGCCGCCCTGGGTCGTCAGCATCGGACGGATCCAGGTGCCGCCGCCCTTGCAACGCCAGTCCACCAGGCGGCCGGTGAGCCAGAGGCCGGCGATGCGATTTTTCAGGTGGGGGAACATGTCGCGGAAATCGCCGCCCTGTGCGCGGGCGTTAAACATCCATTCGGTGAGCTGGTTGTTGATATTGCTGCACGGGACGGTCCAGACCAAATTGAACCAGTAGAAGCACAGGACGATGGCGAGCCAGATGGAGATGAAGTGGTTCATTCAACAAAATTCCTCATGGTCTCGCGGAAATAGGGCGGCTCCCAGCAGGTGGAATGGCCGTAGTTTTGCCACCAGGTCTGGCGGACCTGGCCGGCTGCGTGAGGAGAAACATTCTGCGCGCCCTTCAGCCCGAGCGTGCCGTAGCCGAGCAGCTTGCCCGGTATCGTGTGTGCCAGGCGCAGCGCCCAATCCCGGCAGCCGACATAGACGAAGACCTTGCCCACCGCCGCACGCGCGAGCGCGGCGTTCAGCCCGTTCCTCTCGAAGTCCGCCTCGCACGCGGCGCAGACCAGGTGCACCCCCTCCACGCGCGGCCAGCCGGCGCGCTTGAGTCCTTCCAGGATGATGGCCGCGCCATTGCTGTGGCCCACGCAAACAATCTTCCAGCCGGCGCGGCTGTACGCGCGCACGGCCCGGTCAAAATGTTTGGCTCGCTGGTCCTCCTTGAAGGGCCGCGTGAGCGGAGTGGTAAAATACTCAAACGCCTCGGCCCGGTGCGGCGTGGTGAGGTGCGTAAACGTGACCGCGCGCTTGTTCCAGTTCGTCGCGTCGCCCGGCCAGGTGGCGATGCCATTGACGTACAGGTAGATGGTGGGGGATGGGGTCACGACGTCGCCTCCTCGATCCGCGCCAGTTCGCGCCCAAGCTGGCGATTGCGGATGCGGATTTCCTTCAAGAGACGGTTTCGTTTCAGCGACGGCGGCGCTTTGAGAAAGACCTTTGCGCCACGCTCCAGCCAGCGCGAGACTCGCTCGATCAGGTCAAGGGTTTCGTCGAGGTTCATGCTACTCCGGTAGGGCGGCGCTGCTGCGCCGCCCCAAATTAATGCGGGAAGATCCGCCGTCGCGGCGCCACGATCCCAAGCGGCCCTTCCCTTTCATGTTTATAAATTGGTTTGAATGGGGCGGCGCGGCAGCGCCGCCCTACCTTAGAAGGTCACGCCGCCAAAAACGCTGGCCAGAGGATACGCAGGGCCCTTGGTGGGCAACTGCATGGCCAGGCCGCCGCCGATGAAAGTATTCGGGGTGGGCTTTTTCATCACGCGGGCGCCGAGTTCACCGTAGCCGCGATGGGTGACTTCGTTGTAGCCGCCGTCGGCGTAGCCGCCCAGGCGCACATCGAAGTAATTATAGTTCAGCCCCGCGCCGCCCTGGCCGCTGACGATGGTGCCGGCGATCCCGGCGTTCCGCATCCCCCCTTCCAAGGACGCGGTGATGCCGCCCGTGTAACACCCCTTGGGCGCGTACACGTCGAGGGAACCGGCCAGGTCATCGGCGATATTCACGCCGTTCTGGTACTCCATGCCGTTCCAGACCAGGACGCGGCTGAAGGTGTAGTTGGTATTGATGCCGGTGAAATAAATCTCCACCGATTGGAAGAAGTTGGTGGTTTGAGCCTGAAGCGAGACGGAGAGACTGAGCAGGGCGAGCGCCCCAAAAAGGACAATACTTTTCATAAGAACCTTTTCGTTGTGGCCTTGGGGCAAAGGCCGGTTGAACTAAAACGAAAATATTATCTCACGCCCTCATTCGAACTGGAAGCAAAAGAAGGTAAAACTTAGGCGAGCGTTATTCTCTAAATCTGTCTCTAATTCTGACCAGATTTAGAGAGGGGAGAAACGGGTTATTCGCGAAAGGGACGCGGGTGCTACCGCGCCAGCAGCGCGCGGATATGGATCAACTGCGCAATGAGGTGGAACCAAAGCGCCAGGGCCGCCAGGCCGCCGGCCACGGCCAGCCCGCACAGCGGCGCCGCGGCTGAATCGGCGCTGATCAGGCAGATCGCCGAGCCTGTGCCCGTGAGAATGGCCGCCACAAAAATCAGCCCCGCGCCCAGGCTCCATCTGCCCGCTGACATCGCCAGTTTCTCGGTCTCCGTGTATTGGGTTTGCATAATTTTTTATCTAATTTTGCCTGTCAAATCCGCCACCGTGGCGGATTTCTTTGTTGATGTTCAACGATTTACGGCGTGTTTTTGGGCTTCCGCGGCCCATCGTCTCTAATTCTAGGTGTTAAATCCGCCACGGTGGCGGATTTCTTTGTTGATGTTCAACGA